AGCGACGAACGGATCCTCGTAGTACACTCGAGTCAATTCGACGCCGGCCGCATTGTGGACAGCCACCGAGTAGCGGTACTCTCCTGGGACCAGTCCGCCCGAGGTCGCCTTGGGCATCTCGCAAGTGAGCGACCATTTCCCAGACCCGATGTCCGCAGCGGTGCCAGTGACGGCGAATGGATGAGTCCCGTTGGTGCCACCGAAGTGGACCGTGACAGAACCGGGGGACATGCCAGGGATCGCTGAGATCGTCCAGACGAATGCGGTACCATGGGCCGTGAGATAATCATCGCCGATGACGATCTGATCGACAGTGCCTTTGGCGGTGACTGGGCCAGCATAAGAAACCTTGCCAGCGGTGATCGTGTTGGTCTTGGCCGCGATCACATTTTCGAGCGACAGATAGCGGGAATGCTCGACTGGGATCACTTGGACATTCGCTGTTGCGGACTCGGGAAAGAAGTCTGCGGTGGTTCCGTTGTTCTCTGCTGCGGTCACATCGAACAGGTAGTAGCCGTCCTCCATCTCGGTCGGATTAGTATCCGCAAGCGCAGCACGAGCACCGCCGTCGAGAGAGACTCGGCAAGTGATCTGCGCAGCACCGCCAGTCACCGGAGCATTGGTTGTCCGGTTGAAAGCGAAGACCTTGAGTGTTCCGGCAGTGTTTCGGTACATGGCCAAATCCTATTGCGCAAGGATGCGTCGAATGATTGCGTAACTATTGCGCCAAATTAGGTAAGGGTCAGGAGTCCATTGACTTGATCGAAGTCGAGCGTGATTGCTTCGCCAGCAAGCAGGGTGACCGAGTCTCCACGGTCGTACCATCCGATCAGCGGCTTGGCTGGACTGGTCTGCGTGTCGTCGTAGACAGCGACGTAACGGAACGGTCCGACAGATCCGCCCGAAGCGGTGATCACCAGGTCGGCCACAGTGAGCTTGTACACTCCGCCGGTCTGAGTGCTGCTGCTGGTCGTCAGATTGCGAGTGCTCGCATTGGTGTAACTGATCTCAGTCAGATCGGCCAAAACGGAGTTGGTTGCGATCGGAGCTGTGTTGGTCAATGCGACCTTGAGTTGATCCGATGCAAGATTAATCTTGCCTTCGGCAACGTTTTTGGCGAACGATTGGAACTTGTTGGCAGCGGCCATTTACTGAGGTCCTCGAAGCATGAAAAGGTAGTAGAAAGGAGCGACACCAGACGCAGAGTCGCCGAGGTTTGCATCGGAGACGACAAGGATGTACTGGGCACCGTCGGCGGAGATCTTGCGATCGGCTAACAGCGACGCGGCAAAGTTGTCGAGTTGCAGTGCCATCGAGCCAGCATTGAGCTTGAGCGATCGCAGCAGCTCGGCATTGTTGCCAGCCAGGAAACAGACCGCTTGGTCCGCCGTAAGCTTTCGATTCGCGATCAGTCCAGCATCAGTGCCAGTTAGAGCGTAAGCCGCAGCTCCGCTGTCGAGCAGCCTCGCGCAGATCGTCGCAGCATCGTTTCCGGTTGCGGTGTAGGAGGCCGGATCGACCGAGAGCAGGCGGCTTGCGGTAATGTTGGCCGCGTTGCCGGAGAGTATGTATTGAGCTTGATCGGCAGCAAGCAATCGACTCGCAAACAAGCCTGCTGCTTGACCCGTCAGACTGTAGTTGCCTGTCTCGCAAGCGAGCACCAAAGCGGCAATGATCGCAGCGACACTGCGTCGTCTCGGTGGCTGGTACAACATTCCACCTCCCCGGCCCTGATCGTAGATAAATCTGGGTTCATGCGGCCTTAGCCCCTGACCGAAAACTATAACGTCGTCGATAACGCCGGGAAAAGGAAACGCGTTTGACGAATAACCGTCTCCGATTGCATTAACCGTAAAAGTCCCCGCCGCTAAGGTCAACGCACCAATCGAAACCCCATCTACAAAAAGGTTGATTGTTGAAATTGCAGCAGTGCTAGGTGTTGAAAAAATGCAATAATGTCTAAATGTCGTAAATGTCGTAAGATTAAACTCGACGTTGCCGGTCGGCATTTGGAAACGCAAATAGTTTCCCGACCGAAACCAAATATAGCTAGTGGTCGTTGTGCTATTGCCAATCGGCATTCCAATCGCCCCCGCGCCCCTTTGCTGCGCCCAAAACGATAGGGCGAAATCGAGGGTACTTAGGTTCACGGTGTTGACTGCTAAGCGATCATTCACCCCGTCAAAATTCAACGCTAATTTGTCTGGGCTTGCTACATACGCATCGTTGCCGTTGTTCGCAAAGTTGTTCAGGGTTCCATGATTCCGGCCCGTCGTGTCTGGCAATTGAAGGCCAGTGTTGCCAGTAAACGAAGGACACCACCGACCGACGATTCGGCTTGCAAGGCTTTCCCATTCCGGCCCGTAGTACGCGAGCATCAGGTAATAGTCTCTCCCTTGTCGACGACGGCCATTAGCTGCACGACGTAGGGAATCGACGAGTAGTTGACGAATCGACACTCGTAAATGTCACCGCCAGGGATCCAAACTCTGCGGACATCGGCGAGGTTGGTCACCGAGTTGGTATTGAGATTTAGTACGCGGTGGTTTCGCTCCATCGTCCAGGAGGTTGTCGCACCCGAGGCGATTCGATTCCATTGGATCAGCGTTCCGCCAGAGTTAAAAATGCAGACCGTGTCGCCGATGGAAAAGGCAGTCGAGGCGATAGCGATTGTGTTTGCCGAGGTGGACACATCAGCAGTGAGCGCCCCGAGCAAAGCGGCCGTCGTTGGGCCTTGGCCGACCATGTCGAAAATCGTCGTGGGGACAATGTCCGTGTTGTTGTCCGTCGGTCGGATCGCGAAGTATCCGGCGCGGGTCGGGGTGCCAGCGCTTCCACGGCCCATAAAACCGACGACCCAAGCCCCTGGCACGTTTCGCAAATCGAGCGTCGTGGATGCGAGTTCGATGTTTCCCGTCGCGACAATTTTCGGCGAGATCAGCGTGGTGTAGTCGGGCGTGGTTTTTGTGACCAGGGAAGGCATTACTTAGATTTCCTCGCTAGCTAAAAGCTCGATGTCTCGTCCTGTGATTGTGTCGTGCTGTTGGCCAGCGGCTAGCAGCGGAGCAGCTTGCTGCGGTGTGAGTCCCAGGCCATGCGGTTGCGGTGCCGTGAGAGCAGCACGGATGCTCGGGTCGCCAAAATCTGGCCGGGCATCCACGGCGGCTTCGCGGGTCATGAACGAGACCATGAGCCCGATGATCGGATTGACGTAAGCGACCGTTTGCAGCGCGGCAATGACCTCTCCGCCCATCGGCAGATTGTCGCGATAGACAGCGATGATCCCCATGAAGGACAGCGGCAGCGATCGCGGGACTCGCGGCGCGATCTCGCAGCACCGAATTGCGCAGTCTCCATACCGGCCCTCGGCCAGAGCTGCGGCAGCTTGCTGGTCGGCGGCGATCAATTGTCGAAGGGTCGGTTGGTCAATTTGCATCGGTTTTTGGTAGCGTCACATAGTGGACCGGGAGCCCGTCTCGCAAATTGTGCAGCTCGGCGCGGCTGATGCTCGGCGGTGGGCTGTCGGTGCGGTACGGGTGAAAATCAGTGCGTCTGTAGGGGCGAGCTCGCTTCGGGCTGTGGATGTTGGCTAACAGGGTCATCAGGTCACTGGTGCGATCCCAGCGGTCTTTGTTGATCTCGTCGGACATCCACATCAGCTCTCGCAGTGTGTAGGGCCCTGGCTCGATCCCGATTCTCGCTGCTAGTCGGAGGATGGTTGGCCAGTACTCGGCGCGCTCTTCCGCATCGCTTTTTCGATCATCTGATCCAGACTCGTCAGTTGCTCCTGGATCCCCATCTCCAGCAGCCCCTTGTCCATCGCGTTGGTGATCCGTAGGGCCGTCTGATTCTGGAGTGCCTTTCCTGCCTCGAGGATTCGCCGAGCGGTGGCCCGGCGATTGGACTCCGGGAGGAATTCCACCAGTGCCTCCTCGAATGCGATGACAGCCTGGCCGAGAGCATCGCCAGCGAGTGAACGGCCGAACAGCTCCGCAGTGACTCCGATCTTCTCAGCGACGGGTCGGCAGATCTCGTAGATCACATCGATAGTCAACACGATGTCGGAAGTGAGCCGGTCGATCGTTTCGGGGTCCGCCAGTGCCCTGGCAAGATCGATAGAAAATACAGTGCGAACGCGACGGATGACGTCGACGTCGATGCGAAGATCCCAAGAGCGGGATTCGCAATCCTTGAAACTGGGCATGGTCGAGTTGCCTTCGTTGGGATTGAGGTTAGCGGACAAAACGGATCGCTCGGATGGTGCTCCGAACGATCGTGAATTGGGTAACGTTGTAATCGTCGTGCTTGAATCGCTTGGCTGGATCCGAGTAGACCCAGGAAGCGACCACGATGTGATTCTTGTCCTGGGAAATCACACGGCCGTAGACAGTGAATTCCAAGGGCCCTTGCGACGATTCCCCATGGTCGAGGAAATCGATCGCGACTTCGTTGCCTCTGCGGACTTTCGGAAGTGGCATGGCCGACTCCGCTTGGGTGGAACGATCAGTGATTCAAACGAACTAAGCGGACGGTGCGACAATCAACCAGGCTGGATCTATTAACGCGGCTGGCGAACCGATCTTGATTCGGGACAGCGCGACAACGATGTTGACCACCATGCCGTCCTCGAGGGGCTGGTCGATCGGGAATTCCATGATCTCCCCAGGCATGGTCAGTCCTTGCGTACCGGACGGACCAGGGCTCGCGATGGTGTTGTCCAATACTGCCCAGTGCCAAATCGTGTTGTTCAAAAACGCTTGACGCATCGCGGTGAAAACTGCGTCGTCTGGGTCGCCGTTGTATTGGTAACCAAAACTGATTTCGGCGGTTTTGAGTCCGGAGATCTGGGCTTTCCACTGGCTCGCTCGACTGGAAATGTCGATGCGGGTCTTGTTAAGCGTGACATTGAGGTCTTTGACTTCGGTCACGAGCGTCGGAGCCGTGGCATTGAAGACAGCCGCTGGAGTGACCTGGTAGTACAGCTTGCACTCGATGCCTGCGCGTGGTCCCTTGTTCGGCATGATTCTCTCTTTCGGTTAGGATCGGTTCGTGAAGTACGCGGTGATCACGCTGCGGAAAGCACCGTGTTGCTCCAGTGCCTGGACGTCGTACAGGCTGATTTCGGACCTCGACCACACTCCCCCGTCGATCGTGGCCGTGGCCAGTGCTTCGTCGAGCTCGTGAGTCAGGTCCAACAGTTGTGCGAATCGCTCGGAGTCTTTGGCCGCTGTCTGGATAACGGCAACTTGGACTCCGAATTCAAACTCCCGGGTTGAGCGGGAAATCTTGGTCGATGTGTTTTGCCTCGGTGCGACGACGATCCGGAGATCTTTCAGGTCTGCGACTTCGAACCGTGGCAAGTAATCGACTTTGAACGTATCGCCATCGATCGCGGCATTGGTTTCCGGATCGACGACTTCGGCGGCTGCGAGTGCTTCGACAACGTCTGCGAGTAGTTGACGAATCGGGCTGCTCATTGCTGCTTCGTGTGGATCCGCATTAGGTTTTCGCCAGGGTCGGCAAATCGCCAGACTGGCTGGCCAGTCATCGAGCGAACGATGTAGGTCTTGCCAGCGTCGGTGATTCGGTCCCCGTCTTCTGGGTCGTCATCGAACGGCCATTCGGTCTTGGCTATCAAGTAGTCTCGACTGACGGTCCGATGGATGAGCCCTTCGGTGTCTGAGGCCTCAAAGGGAGTCGATCCCCGCGTGGCCTTGATTGGTTTCTGGATCTT